GGTGTATCATTTGCAACCTTAGGTCCGCCATATTCTCTAATAGATAATAATGTTTGAGGAATACCATAAGCATTCATTAAAGCTTTAATACCTCGAGCCTGACCTTTTGTTTTAAGCAAGTATGGCAAGTTATTAACTATTCGTCTCCAAACCTCATGAGTAATCGATTCACCTGATTTGCTAAATAGTGAACCGGTAGATTGATATGACCCAGATTCATTAACACCTAATTTATACTGCCATAATTGTTCGGCTTGCTTACCATTTGTTAACTGCCAACCTAAAGATTCGGCCATTGGTTTAAGTAAATCAGATGATATACCTAATTTAGGATGTTCTTCTCTTGTATATAAATTAGTTGCTAGTGCATTTACGTAGGTCCATAAAATATCAAAATGCTGACCTATCATATTAACGAACAGTTCGTATTGACTGTTATTTGAATCATTACGAATATGTTCAGGTATTGTTTTCGTTAGCGAGTTATCATTCGATAGATCATACAATGATGCACTAGACGCATATCCAGTATACCAAGCAATACCTAATGATGATGTTGTATGATGATTAACATATGCACCGTTAGATAAATATTTTGGCCATGGTTGTAATGCATAACTTTCCGCAAATATTGTAGACCCACTTACACCATGAGTTGATAAACTTGAAGTTGGTTCATTATATAACCATCTTTCAAATAAATCAAATGAGCCGACTACATTATCTTTTCTCTTACGGTTGAGAGCGATATTACCAACTATTGAACCTGAATCCGATCCATTGGCATTTGACAATACATCGATTTGAGTATCATAATATTCAATTAATTGTAATTTGTAACGGAAATTTAATAATCTTTCTGTTGCTGACGAATAATGAACAAAATTTTCAAAATTAGTAAAATCAATATTTAAATCAGCTCCCTGCAAAGAACCTGAGAAATATCTATCAATAATTTGTTGACTAGTAGATAAATTAGTACCTAATAAATCATTCCACGTCTGAAAATCCGTTTCTGTTACAGTACCATAATCGGTTTCAACTTCCCAATTTGGTCCACGTAATGTATTTAAATTATCAGCTTGTGCCGGTGGCAGAATATTAACATTATCAATGTATGGTTCAATTAATTCTTCAACTAGATATACTCGTTGTTTTTCATCAACTGTAGTCTCATCAAAAGTACCATATATTTTTAAGTATAAATCATTCTCATCGCCTTTTGCATTGATAATTCGGTATAATTCATTATTACCAAAATTAACAGAATAGCGTTTATTGATATCATTTATTTGTGCAATTAATTCGCTAGTGAATATAGGCGTTGGCTGATCTTGATAATCTACAAATCGTAAATGAATTTCATCCCTATCCGGTGCGACCTCAACTACATATAAATCTCGATTGTAATAATCACCAATATGATTTCGTAAATAATTAAATGCAACTTTGAATTGACCTCTACGAATATCTAATGTTTCGAATGCATTGACAAGGCCAATATCTAATGATGTATCGTCATCTAAAATATCTCGTACATCATATACTCCACCTATATATTGCGTTCCCGGTGGTGGTGCATAGACATGCATTTCCAATTTAACATCTTCAAGGCCTTTTGGTAAGTCGACATTGTTAATATTGTATAGTAATAAATCTAAATCTAAATTTGAAAAGATTTGACCTGTAACAGGAGATGTACTTTCTCTTATATCGTCAAAATTTTCATATTGATCTAATGGCATTCGGAACCCTTTTTAATAAATATCCAATGCCATTAAATTAGGTTGTTTATAATATTATCATCGATTGGTACATTAGCTGCAAGTAAAGATCTAAAATCAGAAATGCGTAATGTAATGCCGCCTAATGCCGATTTTGCTTCACCTACCTCTCTATTTAATACACTTAGATATGTTGTATAAGCATTAATTGCTAAAGTGATCTGAGTAGATAATGCATTAATATTAGCACTTAATATATTAGTAGTTTCGGCAGAACCTAAAGCATCGATTCTGTTTTGATAATTATCAAATGAAGTAACAAATGTATCAGCTTGTATTTCACCTTTCAATGCCGTTAATGCTGCTATATTATCTTCTGCAATTTGTTTAGCATTGGAACCTAATGCTAGCACACCTTCAAATGAAGTATTTATTTGATTAATTTTTTCTTTATAACTACGCTGTACATCGTTATTAAAAGAAAATGCTTCTGAAGCATTCCTTAATTCGGAGCTAGCACCAAAAAATCCCAATGGATCAAATACAGATGATACAATTGCATTATCACGTAGCCATCTATCTAAACTCAAAGTACCAGTACCGCGTTTTACAACAGCACCTGATCTAGATACAGAATATTTAAATCTATTATTTTCACCGTCAACGATATCATCAGCAATAGATTTCCAACTAGTTAATGATCCAACTATCTGTCGACCGGAATCAAAATCAGAATTAATATCAGATAACAGATCATTTAAACGAGTAATATTAATATCTATAGTAGTTATTAAATCAGTTTTTAATGAACCGATATCGGAATTTGGATCAATTTGACGATTTCCTGGAAATAATAAAGATCCGCGTTCGCCATTTCTGCTAGGATCATAATATTTTACAGAACCTCGAGGTTCATATGGAGCTAAATATTCCACGTCAAATACATCAGCTAGCTTAAGATATTCTTTATATTCATTGATAGATAATGGAGTCAATGCATGAGGGAATGAATTCCAAATCGGTGAATTAACACCATCTTCATTTAATACCGTAACAGCTCCAGCATCTATTAATGATTGTAAGGCAATTCGTAACTCACGTATTGCAGTGCTATATTCATCTGAATTTGGATCTAAGGTTAAAATATCAACACCAGTACTGTTATTTACTGGAAAATCCAGCGGTGCGTTATTTTCGGTAGCATATAAAGTTAATATATCGATATTGAATACCGGTCGCCATCTACCATAAAATAATATACGACATCCTTCGAGATCCTCGTTATCAGCATCTGCAAACTGCCCGACATCTAATCTGCCAATGCTATCATTTAAACTTTTAAATAAAACTATACGGTTTTCAAATTTATCTCGTAATTTTTCTAATGAAGTAGCTTTATCGAAAGAAGTAGGTAATTCAGTACCAATTGTTTGGCCGACATAATCAACAGGATCACGTCGGTATGGCGATTGAGGTTCATAGCCAGCATTAAATCTTGTTTGTATAGTCCAAATATTAGCTTGAGATATTTCAATTGGCAACTCTTTAACATACATATTCAACTGTTGATCTGCTGTTAATGAATTATCATTTGCTGCATCTGCTATAGCATTATTCAATCCATTAAGCTGTTCAATTGATATAGTATTACTTAATGTGCGTCGCACTAAACGATTAAATGTAGCTGGTTCAATAATTTCAATTGAGTTATAACGTTGATCGCGTGACGTTAACATTACCTCAAGAGTTTTATAATCAGGTATACGATATAATATAGGCTTACCATCTACCTCTTTACCATAAAATACAGATAGATATTGCAAATTATCAAATGCATTCTGCAACAAATAATACACATGAATATCTGTAGTAGGTCCCTGAACGGTTGGTATAGGTATTTTAGTTCGTATAATAAATTTACCAACAATATCCGGTAAATCATCTACCTCGTCATCAACTACATCAATAAAATAATGGTAATCAGTATCAATTATTTCATTGTAATTTATACCATCAATAAAAGTTAATTTTTGTAATGGTATGTTAAGCGTTTTAGTATCATCATCTCCATCAATTTGAATAACACCATTTTCACTCCTATCTAGTGGTACTAATGCAGGATAATGATTTATAGCACCTGCCGTTTCATAAACCGGCGTATTAGTACGAGCCGCTTCCTGGCTTTCTATTTGAGATGGTAATTCTGATAAATACGGAAACTCCTGTCTAAGGATATTCAGCATTATCTGATTTGCATTTATCTGTTCACTAAATTCCGTGCTATTAGTTTCCATTATCTAGTAACCTTGAAATAAAATCCATCATCATGTAATTGAATATCATCACCGCCATCTCTTTCTACTTTAAGTACAAATTTATAATATCGCTCTGGTTGAAATGTATCCAACCTTAAATTGATGAAATTGCCATTTGCATCACATCCAACTTGAGTTGCATTAGTATCAAAAGGTATAATTGTTTCATCTGTAACCGTATCTTTAATAGAATAATATGATGATGTTGGTAATCTGTTATCCGTTAAGTAGAACGAACTAGTTACATATGATTTAGGTGGGAACATTGGCCGAACTCTCATTCTAAACCTAGCTCTATCACCAGCTCGATAACTTTCACGTATGTTTTTGAAACTAATTACATATGAATCTGATGTGATTTCTGCATATGAACCGGTACCCGATAGATTGGAATCATTCCAGGCAGCTTCTAACCGCGGTACATATATCGTATGTGTATCTTTACCAAAGAATTTCAAACTACCATATGGTGTACCTGATACCTCTTCTGATTCAGGTCGTTTGATAATAAATCCATTGTTAACATACGAACCTGATATCCAAGCTTTAACAATTCCCGTTACATCCATACGTATATCAGGAGACGCATAATTAAATGATTGAGATGCGGCGGAGCCAGTATACCATGTACCACCGCCCGCAGTAGTTACTCCATTCGAACCGGTAGATCCAAGAGCATATCCAGAAGTTAACCATTCTGTACCAACTGCTTCAGAGGTACGATATTGCCATGAAGCACCATTTGTAGTTATCGGTATATCAGCTTCGTTACCTGTGCCATTTTCCCATGATTGTGATACGGCATAAGCTTCTAATGAATAGACTATTGGTAAATTTTTAGAATCAATTGCTCGTAAGTTCAAATAAAAACGAGCATCAGCACCAATATCACCAGCTGCTATAGATTCAGAAATAGTAGTTATTTGAGTACCAAAATCTAGTAAGATTCGTGTATTATATGTATTTAATGCAACATTACCTGAATCAGGTGATCCGGATGCAATTTTTATTAATTCCAGTATTGGATCAATACCAGTATTTTTGGTTTCATATCTTTCATATAATGTTGTATCGCGTTCCGGATAAAATAATTGATACATTTAAGTTCCTTTACAATTTAACAACTCGACCTTTAATATCGGTATCTGGATATTTCACTTCGAATATAGATGGATCCAATGAAGGATATATTATATTGTTACGAGTTGCTCCTTTAATATCATAAACATTACCACTATAACCGGCATTCGTATCAAATACATTTTTTACATCAAAACTAACTACAGACTGTACACCTTCTACCTTATCCAAATCCGTCATACAATTACTAATGCTAATTGGGCCGTTTATTTGATTACGATCATTGCTGAATTTATCACGTAACACTGATAAACATCTCAATAATACTTCATTGGAATTATAATCAGGTCTTGTTATAATCTCAAATTCAATTTGAATATTAATGATAAATGCATCCTTAATACTTAATGCATCCGTTAACATTCGATAGTTAGATAAATAAGTACGTAAATTTTCTTTTACTACTCGATTAACAGGTACTAGATTTTTATTAGCATCAAATCCTAACAAATAAAGATCTAATCCCAATTGGTTTGCAATTACATCTCGTGGATATTCTCTATCCGCTGTATCCAACTGGCTATCTGGAGCTATATATGCTTTTTCTACACTACCATATTTAGCAGGCATTGCGTATATACGCATTAAATAATCTTCTTTTGTTACTGCTCTATATTGAGATGCAAAGTTACCAATTATATTTTGACGCAACGTTTCTACTGGTGGTAAATTCGAACCGCCGGTGGCCGGTGTAGGATTATTTACTGCAACACTATCTTTTGCATTCTGAAGCAAAGTCGCATCAACATTATCAACTGTAGTTAAATATGTTACGGAATCAATGTTCGTAATTTCATTGGCACCTGCATTATCATTTAATCCTTTACCTATAGTATAGGTAACCGTTAACGTAGTATTGTTGGGCGCAGTACCATACGTATCTGTATACAAGAAATTAGAGGGGTCTAAGGCAGTATCGGTAGTACGAGAAATAACAGGTAAGGCCAACCCGACGTTCGTTGGATTTGGAATTATAGCCTCGTTAATTCCACTACTAATTCCAGCGCCAAACTGCAATTCAACTCTGCCATCCTCACGTAACCGACTAACAAAACGATATGGTGTACGTGTTAATTTGAGTATATATGGTGCTGTTGATCTGTTAACAGATAATTCCGGATCATTAAACGATATATTACGTATACTTTCGAATATAGTATCCTGGCCTAAGAAAGGAACCTCTCTCCAACGGTTACCTGAATCATCTGTTACATTTACAATTTCAATAATGTTATCATCTGGCAATACTATTTTATCATATATCTTTGGATCTCCAAATGTAAATGTTACTGTTTTCTGTTGCCCGGAAATAACATCTACTTGCTTCTTAAGAAGATAAAAATCAACATTACCGGAACCATCGATACTATATACTGAAATGTCTAATCCAGAATTGCTACCAGACTGATGAAAATCAACTACATCTAATGTACGGAATTTTGTTCCACCGTTAGTGCTTACAATCATATTTTCATCTATTTCTAATGCATATCGGAAATCCGGTCTTGCAGAAGTTCCAGTACCAATTGCTGGTACGGTTTGATATATATCTAGTTTAGCAACCGAAGAAGCGACATTTCGTGTTTGTACACCATAAAACTGTGATAACCGTAACATGTTTTCGGTTTCCTGTGCATATGGTAACAATGTTTCTTTTAATGCATAATCCGTATAATATGAAAGCACATCACCTACATATGATGCCATCTCAAGGAACATCATACCTGGAGATGACTCGTTGAAATCATTATAGGTGTTAGGAAAATAGTTCTTAGTAAAGTTTATCAGGTTCGCGCGGAACTGACCAAAGTCTTTATTAATGTATTTAATATCTTTTTCTACATATTGCGGCATTTTATTCCTCTATAATATCAGCCGCAGTACTGGACTGAAATAATACAATTCGTCGGTTAGCACCGTTTTCGGTTACTCGGAATACTATACTAATTCTTACTACATGTTCATCGGGATAAACTTCTGCAGTAACTTCATCTAGTATAATATAAGGTAACCAAAAATTAATTACTTCTGTTAAATCACCTTCAATATCAGATACTTCATCTGGAGATATAGCAATTCCACCACCAGCGGTAATATTTCCAAATACATAGTCCGGTACCGGGCTTCCGAATGTCGGTAACATTATTCTTTCGCCACGGCGAGTTAATAGCAGATTTTTAAGATTAGATATAGCTTGTTCTTCAGTAGTATATGTAATAGAGAAAACACTAGCACCACCGGCATTGGAATTATATCCTTGAGTTGCAGTCCTACCACCTGTTGAATTATTAAATGGTAATGCAACTCCAATACCTACATCTGGCTCGAGGTCTAATGGCTGATATCTAAACGTTTCTCTTGCCACTTATCATATACCTTTCTTTTTGTCGATTGCTTTCATTAGCGCGGAATAGTCTTTTGTAATATTATTAACAACCGTAGCTACTTTTTCATTTGATACATTAACCGGATTATTATTGATATCAGTTACCGGTGGCGTTGCGGTATATCCATTACGCATCATGCCGAATCCCTGAGCGTCATTACTACCAAAAGACAATGTATCCTGTGATACCATTGGAGTATCACCATATAAGTCTCCAGGGTTCATTGTCATCGCCGTTTCGTTTAACAAATCATTTAGAATTGAATCCTTAGTAAAAGATTTTTCTTTTTTTCTAGGTGCTGGTTTCGGAGTGCGTGTTTCTTGATACATATCCATACCGTGTTTCATACTTTTTCTATGATCTGTTTTTTGTTCCTTAAGAAGAATACGCATTTCGGCTCTAACAGCTTTACGTACCTCTTCACTAATTAGTTTTCGCATAACTTTAACAAATGATTTACTATCCATGAGTCTTCCTTTTTTATAAATATATGTATTGTGTAGTTTAAGTGATTCCTGACCAGGTAATAATGTTTATTGGTAATGTACTACCCGGTGGCATGAATCCTATATAGATTCCAAACAGCGTTGATAAATGATTACGGAATGCCTGAGCTAATAATTGAGCCGATTGTTCATGAGTGTTTCCTGGAGTAAATGCCAGCATTAATTCTGCTTCTAATTGTTGCGGCGTGCCTGGAAATAATACTATAGGACTGGGTATTGCAACTATAGGGTCACCAACAACCGGTCCATCGGTAATTGCATTTCGCAATGTATTTTCGTTTATAGGAATAGTACTATCAGCCATTGCTTGATCCATAATATCATTAAATTGTATATTTGGAATAAAGAATCCTGCTACTACTGGTGCTATCGTAGGCGGGGCTGCAGGAAATGGATTAAGTATAACACCTCCCGGACTCCAATACTTTATTATACCATTAGCTAAACCAGAATATGAACTTGGTGTTGTTGATTCTGTTGACTTTTCATTAGCACTAAATACACCTTCGAAGGCTTGTATTAAGATATCAATTTTAGGTACTAATGTGGTTTGGCCAAATTGTGTTTGCGCCGGTGCCGTTGCAATTAGATATTGCGTTGCTAGAAATTTCGCAGCATCCTTAGCACCAGTAGCAGGAGCTGTTCTGAAATAAGTAGCTACTGCTTGTTCAAATGTATTCCATTGTGCCGGCATTATTGTCGCATTGCTTTAATCTGACCTAATAAAAGCGTCAACTCAGGAACTGCTCCCGGAGCACCTACTGTTGGACCGGTACCTGTTAGATATTGGTATTGTGGGCTAGCAGATGCCTGTTCCTGTAACAATGTAATTAAATCCTCTAATACTGTAAATAAAGCATCTAGATCCATTGCCCAATTCGGGGTTGCAACGGTTACAGTCTTTTTAGCAGATAGTATAACTTCATCTTTCTTACTGTTAAATACAAGACGGTCTGATGTAATTACTACCTGAGCTCCATTATATGTAGAACTAGGCTGTACACCTGCAATGGTTCCTAAATTAGATTGAGCCGATCTGAATTTTGGTAACTTCTGATTGCTAGTTAATACTATTAAACTTTTTGTAGACTCAAAATCTTCATTAACACTTTTATTATCACCATCTTTTTTCCAACCATTGGATAAAATGGTAATTGGTGATTTGCTACCACCTTGAAATACGCTACATGGTTTAGTTGAATAATCCGTACGGCCTTTCGCCCAACTAGTTGAAAATCTTAACCCAGAACCAAATCGACTACTAAATATGATATCACCTTCATATGGTTGTAAGGACGATACACGGTCATCCTCCTCCCATGATGGTGAGCTTTTACACTTACCGGTCTTCCATTCGAACTGTTCTGTACGATTGTCATTTGAGGCTTTAAACCACCAGGTACCTGGGGTTGGATTGATATTTTGATTATTGAATACATTAACGGTATCAACATAATAGTATTGCGTATCATATACCAAAGTGTCCGTAGCCTCTCCCGGACCGGTACATATCAATACTATTTCACCTATTATAGGTACAGTAAATCCATACTTATTGAGTGGCCGCACTCCATTAATAATACTTGAATTTCGTGAGCTTAAAGGCCGTACGGATATTAGGTTATTGATTTCAGGGGCTTGTTCTTGAGCCGGTACCGGATTATCCGGACCTTTGAATCGGTCACCAAAATCATCTGGAGTTTCTACTACTTCTGCATAAAAGAAGTTAGCATTCACTTGCTCTCCTCATTCTCTCGCTGAATTTGAGCTAATTCTTCTTCGGCGACCTGCATTAAACGTTCTCGCTCTGCATCTGATAACCCAAATTCATCGCCACTAGAACCATCTGCGCCACGTGACGATGCTGATACTAATCGCTGTACTACAGCAGCTAATTTAATTAGATGGTCATCATTTTTTACTTGTACGTCTAAATACTCTTTAATGATAGGAGCTATGATGGTAGCATCGCCGATATTCTTAATAAGCGGTTGCAACTCCTTAATAAGGGTATTAATTTGCCGGTCCTTCCTTTTTGAATTATGATATATATCTTTCATTAAATCCGAAAAAGTAGTACCGCTGAATAATTCAAAATCAGTATTCATGTTAACCTTTATTATAAATATGGTTAAAATGAATTCTGATGAATATATCCAGTTTCTTGATAATTGATAAACATACGTTTGAAATCGGTTTTCATAACGTTGATTACTCGAGTAATATTTTGAGTTTTAAATCCGGTACGCTCTCTTATTAAGATATATAATGCTTTCTTATTGAAATTATCGATATTTTCTCGAATTCGAAATAATTCCAATACAGAATCTGCAACTGCAATATCTTTACGGTTTACAAATATAGTATTCATATTTGCATCATACCATTTGATATATAAATCTACAAAATCACTTAATTGTTCCTGATAATCAGAATAGCTGGCTTCAGCTGATAGATTACGTTCTTCATCAACTTCTAATAAATCACCCCGACGTTTAAGACGTTTGTAATTTGTATTATTTTGTATGATAAGGTAATTTTTAGCTATGATAGAAAAATATGAAAATGCTTTCCCCTTTCCGGATTTGAATTTATGTATTTTCTCATTTAAAAATGCAATTACTTCATTTTGAACATCTTCTGATGGTACATCGAAATAATAAAACTTGAAAGTATGTATGATATTTTCAACTAGCTTTTCAAATGGATATTTAATATGGTCCTTATATATTTTAGAACGTAATACAGGATCTTCGGTTTTGTTATATAAGACTATAGCATCTTCCGTTTCCTGTGTAAAATATAAATGTTTAGTTTTCTTCCGCGGCATCGAATTCTCCGTTCAATTCTGCTACAATATCTTTAAGATTCTTAAAGATTACACCTGTCTCATCATCAGCCTCAAATGAACCAATTCTATCCAATTGGCGTATATATGAATAATTGTTATTTGCTTTTTGTTTCAATGATAAGAACAATTTTTCATATGATTCATTTGAGGTTTCAAGTTCTTCAACATATTCCTCTGCTGCTTCAAGTTTACGCAGCAAATTAGCACCTACTAATCCAGCACTAACTAATAAAGCAGTTTCTACTAATATAATACCAACTTCTATCATTCGAATAATCCTTTAAATATATCATCTACAGATTGCTCTGATGTTGATACTTTTGTTACTTTAACTTTTTTAACTGGAGTTTTTTTAGGAGTATTATCTTCTCCAGATTTCCAACGTTCATATTCAATCCTGGCTGCCATATGATCTGCATGATGAAGTACTAATGGTAAGTTAGTACGCAGTTTAGATTCTGGAGTACGGCTAATGTAGTATGGTTTATTACCTTCATCATACAATCCATCATGTATTCTAATAGCCTGATATTCATTCCAGGTAACTCGTACACCATAATGTTGAAGTAACCAAAGACTTAAATCAGGTACCATAGTGAATGGATTGTTAGGATTTGTTTTATAAATCTTACCTTGATTCTTTCTATGCCATTCAGAATCATTTGGAATATAAACTTCATTTCCATCTCCCGGAAATCCAATTTTACCGAGATCATGATGTATAGCTGCAAATTTAAGTTCTTCAAGGCTATAACCATTCATATCAGCTCCCATGTTCATCCAGGATTCATGTACGGTTAATGCACAATCATATACTCGAAGAATGTGATCAACATATCCACCAGGAAAAGCATTATGAAAATGATCTATACTCGAGGCCGGCATCATCATGACGCGCTCTTCATGTTCTTCATATAGCTTAATTAAATCATTAGCTCTTTCTGGAAACTCTTCTTTAATAATTGATAAAAGTCTATTCCAATTTTCTTGTATTTGTTCGGCTTTAAGCTTCATATCCCTATCTTTTAGTTGTTTTTAGATATCTAATATAAGAAATAAGTTTCAAATAATCAAATTGGCAATACAACATTCACAAACAGTTAGCATTAATTATAAGTCTCCTCTACCCTAAAAATATTAACCATAGGGTATTTATAAACAATATTTTCTTCTGTGTAAATACAGTACATACCATCTTTAGTGTATGCGTTTTTAAT